CCTTCATCTTCAAGTATTTTACAAATACGATTTAAGAACTCACCACATAATGGTGCCATATCTTTTTTACTAGTATTAAATTCATATACACCACATCTTGAATGTAATGGTTCAATAATTCTATTTTTAAAATTACAAGTTAATATGAATCTACAGTTGTTTGAAAATTCTTCGATGAAACCACGAAGTGCAGGTTGTGTTGATTGAGGATTAAGATAATCCGCTTCATCAAGTATTACAACTTTGTAATCACCTGACAATGAAACAGATGAAGCAAATTGTTTTATCTTTGTTCTGAGAGTATCAATGTTACCTTCTTCAGAACCATTTATTAAAATATAATCGCAGTTAAGTGAATTACATAATGCTTTGGCTACAGTAGTTTTACCAAGGCCTGCAGTACCAGTAAACAACATGTTAGGTAGTTCACCACCTTCGATTATTTTTTGGAAAGTTTCTTTTAATTTTTTAGGTAGTATAGTATCATCTATAGTTTTTGGACGATACTTTTCAACCCATAAGTATTCATTAGACATTTTACGCATTTCTCCATAACAAATAAAATAAATTCAATCAAGCGTAAATTATTTTTTATCTTTAGCAGGTTCAGCTGCAGGGGTTTCCATAGCTTTTTCTTGCTGCATGTTTTCACAAAGTTGAACTATTTGAATACATTGATCTCTTAATCCACCAATGGTTGATAGTTCCTCACCTTTAAATCCACCACGCTGTGTTACCGCATCGATAACAGCAATGGTACTTCTTGACGCTTTATTTGAAAGGTCGAATAATTGGTCGTTATTGCTTGTCATTATTAAACTCCGTAAGTTGACGATTTTTCAAGTGCAATCCAATATTTTACACTTAATTCTTTGTGTGAAAATTGTGTAATTAGTTTTGAAGATATTTCAACATCATAATCACCGGGTAAAATTTTCAAGTTAGATATATCTATAATAAAATTAAAGACTGCATCTTGCTTGAACTCACCATCAATATCAATTGAAAAAGCATTTGATGTTGAGTTTTGGTTTTCAACTATTGACAAACTTAATATACCATCATTTGCTTTGATCAATAGTTCTTTATGACCTAAAGTTGATGCAGCCTTTTTAAGTTTATTTAGTGTATCATTATCTAATATAAACTTTACATCAGGTTCAGGCATTGATACATCTTTAGTTGGTGCTGTTAAAGTTTCTTCAGCAGAATAAAAATACTTAACACTTGACCTACCTGATTCATCTGATATCATAACAAAGTCATCATTAAAATGTAAGCTTGGATTATTAACTAAACCAGTTACACCAATGAATTCATTTAAATCATATATGCCAAAGTCTTTGACAAACTTTTCAGGTATTTCAGCTTTAGCCACGACATTACGTGCTTCACTAATAGTTTTGATTGGACTATCCGCTTTAATCAAGATGTTTTGATTAATTGACGAAAAGTTTCTAAGGATGTCCAAAGTGGAATCGCTTAATTGCATTATATACTCCTTCTTAATTTTAGTTTAATTATACCATATTTTTTACGAAAAGTAAACATTTAAATTTTCATTTGAGAGAAATTTCTTTAAAATTGTTTTCTCTATCCAAAAATTTATACTCAATATTTGTAGCCTGTAACTCATTTTTTATTGTATCTATGATTTTATTTGGATTCATTTCAGCGCAAGAATAAACATCAAGTTGTATCAATGCTGGTTTAACTTCATCCCATAAATGCATAACTACATGACTTGTTTCAATTATTGCAATTGCAGTCACACCTTTATTACCTTTCATGTTGCAATACCTTGCAACCGGTCCAAACATCGTCTTCATATTGATTTCTGATATGAGACGTTCTAAAAAAATAGTTGCGCGTTTTTCATTAACAATAGGTTTATGAACTTCAGCTTTTAATAATAAATGTTTATGTACTAATATCATGTTTTAATTTTTGAAAAGTTTCTTTCTTTTGTAAATTCAATCTTGGATTCAAACTTTCCATCAAGTATATCTCCTTTATGAGATATAATAAATGTATTAGTATCTTCACCAAGTGTATTTAATATTTTTAATAAATTTTCAACTCCATCATGATCTAGTGATGAGTCAAAGGTTTCATCTAATAATAATAAATTAGTTGCAACCGAGTTTTTCATCTTTGCTATTTGACGCCATGTAAATAACAACGATAAATCTATTCTTTGTTTTTCACCTTCACTAAAAGATTCATATGTAAAATCATCACGATATCTTGACCTGATAGTTTCTTGAAAGCTTTCATCTAAATCAAATGAAACAAAAAAATCAAGTACTTGCAAGTGTTGATTAACAAGTTTATTAATTGCAGGTAAATATTGTTTTATTATTTTAGTTTTAATACCAGTGTCTCTTAGCATTTCTCCTATGACACCGTTATAATTAAACTGTTCAGTGACTTTTAATTTTTCTTCCAGTAAGTTTTCTTTTTCAGTAGAAAGTTTATCTAGTTCAAACCTTGCACTTGATAAGTCGGCAGAAACTTCTTCTTCAAGATAAGTTTTTAAATCTTTATTGCTTTGATTAAGTGAAGCTATTTCTCTATTATTAGAGTTGATTGTATTTGTTTTTTCATTAACTTGTTCAATTATTTTTTGCAATGATTGTATTTCTTGTTCAATTGTCTTATAATCACTTTCAATCATTTTAAGTGTTGATTCGATTTGATAAGCTTGATTTTTAGTTTCAAAAACTAACTTGTCTTTATTTTGTATAGGTTGTTCACATGTAGGACATTCATCATTACTTTGTAAAAATAAACCTCTTTTAGCAATTGTTTTTAATTCTTGTTTTTGTTCTGCTCTAAAAGCTATAACATTATTCTTTTTATCTTGTAACTTAGTTAAATCTAAATCACCTTTATTTTCAAGTTCATCACTTAATTTACTATTATCTTCTTGTAATTTCTGTATTTTTTCTTCAGCACTTTTAATTTGTTTTTCATACTTCTTTTTATTTTCAGTGGTTAACGCTGCAATATCACGAATATATTTTGATTGTTGTTCTATTTTATTTTTAATTAAATCAATAGTGTGATTAATTGTTGACATCTTATCCTTTAGTACACTATTCTTTTCTTTCAATATTACATTCATTTTTGAAAAAATATTAATGTCCAGAAGATCCTCGATTACATCCCTACGGTGTCCAGCATTGAGTTGCATAAAAGGTATGAAGGAGGAAGAACCTAATACAACAACCTGATGGAAACTCTTATGGTTGAGTTTCAGAATGTTTTGTTCAAGTATCTTCTGGTATTCCATTGCGTGTGATGATTGATTAATCATCTTGCCATCTTTCCATATTTCAAACACATTTGGTTTGATTCCTCTAATTATTTTAAAATTAGAAGTGCCTACAGAAAATTGTACTTCGACTAAAGCATGTTTTTGATTTATTGAATTTACGAGTTGTGCTTTACTGATTTTTCGGTGTGGTTTACCAAATAAACTAAAAGAAAGTGCATCAAGCATTGTAGATTTACCAGCACCATTATGACCTACTACTAATGTTGATTTACTTTTTCTTAAATCTATTTCTGTAAATGTATTGCCTGATGATAAAAAGTTTTTATAACGAATATTTTTAAATACGATCATGCTATTTCAAGTGCCTGTGCTTCTGTCATTAGTTGTCTCATTTCAACTTTTATTTTATTCTTATCTAAGTCTGTATCAACAGCGTCAATATATGTGTCAACTATTTCAGCTGTATCTTCAAAACTCATGTTTTCATCTTCAACATTAGCACCGATAAATTCATTAAAGTTTTCAGCAATCTTTAATTCATAAATTTTTTGGTTTTGTATGTTATCAATAAATCTGTCAAATATAAAGGGATCGGTTTTATTTACTACAATGACTTTTACAAATTTATTAGTTAAATCTTTATTATAATTATTATAATCTATTTCTTCATCATTGTAAAGGATTTTTTCAAATAAAGTGTGTGGATTTCTTATCTTTTTCATTTCTCTTGTTTCAGTATCGAGTATATGAAAATACTTAGCATCATGTGCATCTGACCAAAAGAACTCCATTTGTGAACCAAGATACCAGATATTATCTTTATTTGAAGAACAATGATAATGTCCACTTAATACCATTTCAAATCTTGAAAAAAGTTTCGGATCCATACCGTGTTTATTAGTTAATCCTCTCATCATTTCAAAACCATTAAGTTCAAGATGTGATCCTATCCAATCTGCTCTACAATCTCTTATAAAGTTCATACATAAATCATAATTATCTTGACATATCCAAGGCAATAAGCCAAGTTTCAATGAATCATACTGCATTACCGTAGGTTCCATAATAATATGTACTTCATTCATGTAATGACCTAAACATTCTTTTAATGAATTAAGTTCATTTGTATTTTTGTAAAATGTATCATGATTACCCGGTATGATATCCATTGACATACCACGTTTACGTATTTGATCAAGAAATATTCTACGATTATGATTCAATGCTTTAAAGTTTACAAATTTGCGATGATCATAGTAATCACCAAGGTGTACAATTTGTTTTATGCCGTGCTTTTCACATTCAGGAAAAAATACGTTATTATAAAATTGTTCAGCGTTATTTAAAAAAATTTCTGAAGAGTTACGTATACCGCAATGTGTATCATTCAGTATCGCTATCTTCATTGCATAAACTCACTTAAATCTGAATCTGCTATTTTACTTCTCCTACGTTTTCTTTCTTTCTTAACTATTTCTTTCATTTCCATATCAGTATTACGTACTCTTTGTATTCTATCTTTCAGTGTATCTACAAAGTGTGCTGCCACATCACTACCAACTGCTTCATCACCGATATCTATAAAATTTTCAATACCTGATTTTGTAAGATATTTTAATTTAATATCTTGTTGTTTCTTTTCTTTTGTTATTCTTCTTAAAAAAGCAAACCATGTTATTTGTGTAAAGTATGCAAATGCATTAGGTTTTCCAGTTCTTGTTGCCGCTTCTAAATTATAATTAGATATTGCTTTCAAACAATTTTCTACTGCGTCCATAACCATTTCTTCACGATAAGTATATCTTATAAAGTTTGCTTTATGCGATAAACCTTCTGCTATTCTTAAAAAACATTGTGCTATATAATCTGGAACTTTTGGTAAAGATTCTTTTTCTTTTTTACATTTTTCTACATGACTTACATAATCCACAACTGCTTGTGAAAATGTAGCATTATTAACATAGTGAATGCTTTGTTTACGTGCCATACGTTATC